GCACGTGCTTTGTGAGTTGGCGTTGAAACAATAACAGTTAATCCAATTGCTTTTAATGCAACAACTAAAGCCGCAGTTGTGACTGTTTTGCCTGTGCCGGCATAACCACATAACATAATTCGAGCTTTAGGCTGCTGGACGTCTCGTAATATTCCTTCTATCACTTGTTCTTGATCTTGCGTTAGTTTTAATTTAGGCATTACTAATGCGCTTATGGCTTGCCAACCATAACACTATCCGCTAGGGTCTGCAAGTAACCGCTAGCGCCCGTGACCCTATCCCATCCATTAGCAGTGCAGTTTACGCCAGAGCAGGTAGCGTGGCTAGACAGCCGCCGCGTAGCAGGTTTAACCCGTAGTGCCGTAATACGCCTAGTGGTTGAAGAAGCAATGCGACAGGCCAAGCGCACACAGAAATGAATATTCAAGAACTCACCAACGGCAGGTGGCCCGACCTGCTGGCGCATTTTTGCGGCCTTACAGCAAAGCAGCTCACCGATAAACATCAGCCCTGCCCCCTTTGCGGCGGTGAAGATCGCTACAGGTTTGATGATTTAGACGGCAACGGCACTTGGTTCTGCAATCAATGCGGCGGTAAAGACCTCGCAGGTGGTGCCGGCAACGGCATGGATATGCTCATGCGGCACCAGAAATGGCCTTTTGCTGAAGCCTGCAAACGTATTGAACAGCACCTAGGCATCAGGCCAGAACCGCCAATTAAAAACGCTGAGCATGTTTGGCGATACAACGATGATTTTTATGTTTGCCGGTTCCCTGGAAAGCGAATCAGACCGCTTTGGTTTGATGGCACTGAATGGAAGTGGACAGCACCGCCGGCGCCTCGCCCTTTATATAACCTTGACTCGATAAGCCAACGGCCTGATGCGCCTGTATTAATAGTTGAAGGCGAAAAAACCGCTGATGCAGCCGGCAAATTGTTCCCACATGCTGTAGTAATTACATGGCCCAGCGGTTGTAAAGCGCATGGCAAAGCCAACTGGGCACCAATAGCAAATCGTAAATGTGTGTTATGGCCTGATGCTGATGATGTAGGCCGTGATGCAATGGCGAAATTAGTGCCGCGACTTATTGCCGCTGGTGCCGATCAAATACGCATAGTGCAGCCGCCTTCTGATGTTGCAAGCGGTTGGGATCTTGCTGATTGCGATTGGACCGCAGCCGAAGCTGGTGCTTATTACAAAGCTAATCGCACACCACCGATTGAATTTCCAGCCGTAATCAAAGCTGAACCCTTATCAGAACCCGCACTAGAACCGCCGCCTTTGCCAAAAGCTGATGAATCATTTCTATGTCTTGGGTTTGATGCTGATGCTTATTACTACCAACCTCATAGCACCGGTCAAGTTACACGCCTTTCGCGTTCTGCTCACTCAGGTGTAAACCTAGTAGCACTAGCGCCGTTGCCTTATTGGGAATCGCTATACCCATCAAAAGTTGGTGTAAACTGGACCGCCGCCGCATCTAGCCTATTTGCACGACAGGCTGATATTGGCGTTTACTCACCTGATCGCATCCGTGGCCGTGGCGCATGGTGGGATCAAAAGCAATCTGTCCTACACCTCGGCGATAAATTAGTTGTTAATGGCATAAACCGGCCCATACGTGATGGCATCAACGGCAGCCCGTACCTATATCAACGCCTTAGCGCCTTGCGTGGCTGCGCTGGTGCCGAGCCATTAACCGATAATGAAGCATTTGCAATTGCTGAATTATCAGAACGCTTCCACTGGGAGGTGCCAGCATCTGGCCTATTGCTAGCTGGCTGGGTAGTGCTAGGCCCTATCTGTGGCGCATTAGATTGGCGCCCCCATGTATGGCTTACAGCATCCGCTGGCTCTGGTAAGTCAGCAGTGCTTGCGCGTTATGTAACGCCTCTATTAGGCGATATGGGTTTAATCGTTACCGGTAACACAACTGAACCTGGCATCCGTCAAGCCTTACGTGCGGACGCCTTACCTGTTGTATTTGATGAAGCCGAATCCAACGAACGTAACGATCAGGCACGTATGCAAGCAATACTTGGCCTTGCGCGTGTTGCATCTAGTGAATCAAGAGCGCATACACTTAAAGGCAGCCCAGAAGGTGATACTCAGCGTTACACAATTCGTAGCATGTTTATGATGTCATCTATCGCCACTGCATTAAAGCAAGGAGCCGATAAGTCAAGATTTGCACAGTTAACCTTACGGAGTCACAATGAGATACCAAAAGCTGAACGTTTAGCTCATTGGGAATCATTAGACCGCGACCTTGATAAATACATAAGCGATGCAATTGGCCGTCGGTTGCAAGCGCGTACAATTGCATTAATACCCACAATACGCCAATCAATTGCGATCTTTACGCGTGCCGCCGCTGAAGTATTTGATAGCCAACGCCTTGGTGATCAATACGGCACTTTGCTCGCTGGTGCATGGTCGCTGCAATCTTCTGAAGTTGTAACCCGTGATCAAGCATGGAAATTAATTGAGCAAAACAACTGGGAGTCATACAGCCAATCAGTTGAGATATCAGATGAAAAGCGTTGCCTTCAAAAGATTCTCCAGCATCAATTCCGCGTTGAAGGTGACAAGGCCGTAACCCGTACCATCGGCGAGCTGATAGATATTGCGCTGAACCATGCGCATGACCTCCACGTCGGCGCCAGCGAGGCCCAGGCAGTGCTTGGGCGTAATGGCATCAAAGCCGAGGAGACCGCCATCTACGTGTCAAATACTGCTGACGCAATCGGCAATATCTTGCGTGATACGGCTTGGGCAAATTGTTGGTCCGTGATTTTGGCTCGTATTCCTAACGCTGCAAAAGCTGGCGTAATTTATTTCAAAGGCTCTGGCATGTCAGGTCGTGCCGTCAAAATACCGTTAGAAGCTGCGCAAGCGTAAGAAACGTAAGAGACCGTAAGACTGAAAACCCTTACCACCACCCATTTCTTACGCTTCTTACGCTTCTTACGCTTTTTAGGTATAGCTCTCTATAAATAGAAAATAAAAAAAATAAAATGAAACACCTTTTATTTTTTTGCTTCTCTAGTCTATCTATATACCTTTTTTACCGTAAGAAACGTAAGAAAGAGGGAAATCGATGTGGTGGCGGGTGATCTCAGTCTTACGCTTACCGTAAGAGACCGTAAGAAGCGTAAGAAACCAAAAACGCTTGACCGATTGACCACAGCGAACTACCATCACACCGTTGCCAGCGCCTCCACAATGCCCTCAGTCAAGCAAGCACCAGTGATTGAACGTCTGCACCACCTAATGCAGGAAGCAGCCGCCGTGGCCGCTGCCGTGCGGGATAATGCGCAAGACGATGGCGAGCCGTTGGATCCCGCTGAGCTGATTGATTTGATTGCTGATTACCAAATCGTCCTAGATTTATTAGATGAAGCTTTTAACGTGGAACCTGCTCAAAGCAATGGCGCGTGCAGTATCGGCTAACCGGTTACAATAAATTCAAATAGCTCAACTCTTCAAGTTAAAAACTAATGGCCGCAATAATTCGCCAGCACTATAAGTTAAATTGGGAGCTAATAAAAAAAGTTCGTATTTTAGCTGAATTTGGCGGGCCGTTAGAGCACATCGCAGCCGCTGTTGGTGTTTCTTATGCTGCAATTAGGGTGTGGATTAACAATGCAAAAAAAGGTCAAGGCACCGAATTAGAGGTGGCGCTTCTATCAGCTATTGACTTAGGCCGCGCAACCGGCGGAATGCGGCTAGCTAATATTATTGCAAAGGCAGCAGATGAAGGCAATACTAGAGATGCGCAATGGATGCTTACGCACTCGCCGGCATTCCGTAACCATTACAGCGACAATGCTGCAATCGTTAGGGCTAGACAGGAAGGCATTGAACTAGCAGTCCAGGCATTAACAGAATCTGAGTTATCACCAGAACAGGAACGTAACTTATTATTGCGAATACAATCAAAAACAGGTGAGCGGTTAGTTGATGTCGAAGATTCTTAAACGACTAGCACAAATTGAAT